TCGTAAGCTATGGAGTTTATACGATTTTCTAACTGTTCTATTCTTTTTAAATATATATCTGCTGGAGCTGATGGTGGAGCTATAAATTCTGGCTGATTTGTACCTGCTGAATAATTTAAAACATTTGAAATACCTACTTTTAAGCCATCTGATTTACCTTGCAAGGTTAAAACTGAAAAGGTTTGTCCTCTTAAAATTTCATCTAATTCACTTAATAAATTATAATATCGTTTTGATAAATCTGCTATTTGTGAAAATTCCCCACTTGATAAAAAATCGTTTGTTTCACTAAAAAAAGCGACTGATCAAATTCCTAAGTTATGGTCGTATTTATCAATAATTGTGTCGCCGTCGTAAGTTATAGTTGATTTTTTCTCGTGGTATCTTGTAACTTTTAAAATATCTCTGTTTTGATAAATTGATTTATCTAAAATTGTTTCATAAGCTATAAATTCAAAGTCGCCGTTATTATCGATTTTATAATCTTTTATTGTTTCTGGTAAAATCTCTAAAAAATAAGGATATAATCTATTTTCTAACTGGGTTTTATAATTATTTGCTTGTAACTGTTCAACTGCGACTACCCCGACTCCTCTAATTTTACAATTTTTAGCGAAATTAGAAATAAAAATATTGATGTTATTACCTTTGAAGTCGCAATCATCAAAAATATTTAAAACTATGCTATTTTTTGAAGTCCTCAAGGGTTTTTGTTTAAATAAATACCCTATAAATTTTTCTACTTTTTGTTTGAATAGATTTATGTAAAATGCGACCTCTTGTCTTTGTTTGTATCGTTCGTCGCTTTCTCTAATGTATCTATCTAAATAACTTCCATCTTCAAAGCCACCTGTCCCGTCGTAAGCTTCTCTGTAAAATTTCCATTTTTCTTTTTGATTGTGTAATTGCAAATTTATCATCCGAAAATCCTTTGTATTGTATTTTGTAAAGCTTTGTATAAAAATGGGTCGCCTCTATAACCTGAATGTCTAACTTTTTTTGAAAAAACAAAGCGACCGTTACTGCTCCATCGTAAAGCTTTTTTTCTATTTGGTTTAATTATATGTGGTCGTGTTCCAAAGTGGACAAATAAAGCATAATTTACTCTTCTACCTCCCCATTCTACAAGCATATTATAATCATCAACAAAAACTTTCCCCTCTCTATCGCTTAATCTATATTTGATATTGTCGTATAGGTTACCTGTCTTATTATGGGGAGTTACTAGACTTTTTGTTTCTTCATAAGTTTTTAAAGTTATATCTTTTATAACCTCTTTTTCAAATTCATCGCCTAAATATTCAAAGTCGCGATAAATTCGTCTTAACTGCTCCTGATTTATCGTTACCACAGAATGCCCTTAATTGTAAAATGTAAAACTTTTACTTTAATGCTTGGTGTTTCGTCGTTATCATCTACTGAGCTTTTATAATAAATTACTCCATTAAAAATTTGCTTTAAATGTAATTTCTTACGAACTTCTATCACTAACTTATCAAGCATTTTATAATCATCTTCTAAGTTATTCGTTTTTTTTACTGCAACATAAATATTAAAAATTAAATCCAAAGTGTTATATCCAGCGACTTCATCGTTAAAACTAACAATTCTAATAAATGGGACTGATTTTGCATTTTTAATACCATTTTCAAGCCCTATTTTTACACTTGGTGCAAGGTCTGAAAGCTGGGTTTTTATTTTTTCTAAACAATTAAACATTTTTAACTCCTAAATAATTCCGATGATGTAATTTCACTACCGATATTTTTATCATTTTTTAAATCCTTTGAAATTTGCAAATATTTTTCAAACTCTTTTTTATAGATATATATTTTTTTTCTATAATCTCTTCATCAGCACTTTTTAATTTTGCTAATTCAATATAAACTAATGAAGTAACTAATTTTTCTTTAATAAATGAATTTTCAATAATATTATAAATTGTTTCTATCTCTATTATTGAATTTGTTTCTATTTCATTTAATTCATTTTCATCAATCAAATTTATCAATGTTTCATCTTTATAATTATAGAAGGACATTTACCATCCTTTGTTTTCGGTATTTTAACAATTGAAAACTGCATTTTTTTAAAAAACTGCATTATTTTTTTTATACAATTACCGCATAAAAAATAAAGGTGGTTTTATGGATGAATTGCTAAAGCAAATTCAAGATGAAAAGTTAAGAGAAGCTATAAAATCAAAATATTTAGAAGTTGAAACTGCTAAAAAAGAAGCTAATACAAAACTTGAAACACTTTTAAAAGATAATGAAAGTTATAAATCTAAGATTGATGATTTAGATACAAAAATTATTAAAGCAAAAGAAGATGGTAAAAAAGAGTTAGCAAAAGATTTGGAGGGTTTAAAAACTAAATATCAAGATTTAGAAAAATCTAATGAAACTCTAAAGTCTGAATTGGACAATAGTAAGCTAGATAATGCCTTAAATGGTGCTATTGATAAGCTAGGAGTTACTAATAAAGAGATAGCAAAATTAACCTTGAGAGGATTTGCAAAACTTGATGACAATGGCAATGTTATCTTTGATGATGGAACAAAAAGGCTTGGAATTGAAGAGGGGGCAAAAGGTTTTTTTGAAACAAAAGCACCTGAATTATTAAAGCCTGTCGGAAATGATGGAGCTAATCCGCCTAATTTTCAAAATGGAGATTTTGGGAGTTTGGAAAGAGGAAAGATGAGCGATGAACAAAAAATCGAATTTATCGAAAAAAACGGTCAAGAACAATATTTTAATTTAAAGGAATAGAAAATGTCATTAGCGATTAGTAATGAAGTTATAAAAACTTTGGCTTTAGAAAGCATTTATGAAAATGTAAAAAATTTTAATTCAAAAAGTGGTGGAGCTATTAGTTTAAACACGAATAGACATAAAGGGGACTTTTTAGAAGAGCACTTTTTGAAATTTACTCAAATGGTCGGTTATCGTGACCCTTATTCAACTGCAAGTGCAAATTTTGCGAGTATTAATTCAGAAAAGCAAGTAAGCCCTAAAATTGGTTATAAAGCCAAAGTTGAGATTATGCAAAGTGAAATTAATAGGTACGGCGGTAACAGTCAAATTGTGTTAGCTAAAATTTCAAGAGCTATCGGACTTCAAATAACTAAGCAAATGTTAGATAGTGCCTTGGTTTGTGCTAGTGCTAGTATTGGAAGTAACGAAGATGTTGTTGTCGATAGTTGTCAAGATTTAGATTTTAAACTTTTATTACAAGGTTTATCAAAATTTGGAGATTATGCTGAAAATATTAAAACTTTTGTAATGCATTCGGGTAGCTTATTTGGTTTATTGAATGAGGGCTTAAATATAAATAGTGATACTGTAATTAATGGTGTTGTTTATAATTCAACTCCAGCTTCGTTAAATAGACGGATTTATTCAGTTGATAATTCGCACTTATTGGGAACTAAAGATTGCGATGGTAATGAAACAAATATTTATAAAATTTTAGCTTTACAAACTGGCGGTATTCAAGTAATAGAGAGTGAAGAAAGCGACTATTTAGTAGAAAAAGATGGAAGAGGCGAAAATATCGTTTATAGAATAAGTGCTGAGGGGTCGTTCGATGTTAAAGTTGCTGGTTATAGTTATACTGGCGGTTCAACTGCGATTAAAGATGACACAAAAATCTCAAAAACTACAAATTGGCAAAAAGTTGTAACAGATGATAAAGCTACTGCTGGTAGTATGATAATTCATAAATAAGGCTAAAAAATGGCTAAAAGATTAATAAATAATTCGGTAGTTTTAGCAAAGGTGGGTGGAAGTCCTGCAGTTGCAGATGTGGTTAATATTTCATCGGCTTTTACTCCCTCTTTTACTACAAAAAGTGGAAATTATAAGCAATTCGGCGGTAATATGGGCGGTGAGAAACAATGGGTAGTAAGTGATTATTTATCTGTAAATGGTGGTTTAGAGTGTTTTTTAAGAGCTAACGGTACTGGTGGTGCTGAAATTCCTAAATTATCGGAAATGTTTAAAATGTGCGGTTTAGATGAAACTGTAACAGATGA